GATTTTAACTTCGCTTGGCTCAGTTGATCGCTCTAGTTCCTTGTTTTTTCCGCAATTTTTGTCCGAAAACCGCGTCACACTTTTCGGAAATTGCTCTAGATACCATTTGGACACTCTCGCACAATAACGGTCCCATCTTCAATAAAGGACATTTTTATAGCCAGTATAGCGATTGCTTGATGCGTATTTTAGATGTCCAGCGTTCCGGTCAAATACCGGAGGCGATTTTATATGATGAAGAAATCGCCCAATTTTGCCCAGATGAACTAACCGCCCTCATTAAAGTTTTTACAAACCTCCACCAAGGCAGTATCGGCAATTATGTCGATTGGTACAAGGTTGTAGCATTGGGTGCAATCCACATCTACGTACAAGAGCAGCATAAACAAATCAAAAAGCATGGCATGACGGAGAGTATCAAAAAATACCTGTCTGACGAAGCAGAAAAAGAACAGCTAAAGGCGAAGAAAGCGTTACAAGCTAAGGAAGATTTCAAGAAAAATTATTTTGTTGTCATGCAAGGGGTGCATGTCAAGAAATTCCAACGGGCGGCGTAAGGAAAATGAAATGAAACACAAGAATTTAAATGATGTAGTTGATGCAGACCGCGCGGATATTCGTTACAATCGGACGCACCAGAGAGAGAAATGGATTGATTTTGGTAACGAAAATCACGAGGATACACCCTGCTATCATACCCACCCGCCGTTAAGAATGCCCAATAGTGATCTTGTCATTTATGGCGGTTCATGCAGCAGCCCCATCATGACTGATGCCGATATTTATATCGGGCTGTGCCATACAATGAGACAGACAGAAAGGCGTTTTCCGTGGGGGTTGGGAGAAGAAATCTATTTTCCCATTCCCGATATGGGGGTACCAAAAGATGTTGAGAATTTCAAACAATTGGTTAAATGGGTAAAGTCTCGGCTTGAATTTAACCTTAAAATTCATGTCGGCTGTATTGGTGGACATGGCAGAACCGGAACCCTCCTTGCTGCTTTGGTCAGTCTTTATGGTGAGAAAGACGCGATTACTTATGTTCGCAACCATTACTGCCCTAAAGCGGTTGAAAGTAAGGTACAGGTGCAATTTTTAACACAGCATTTTGGTATTATCCCCGCCGAGGAACGTAAAGATAAAAACTATTCTCTACAACATCATCAACTCCGTCCAGTGGAGCAGACAAAAAATGGTTTGATAACCATTTCACCCATTGAAAGCACGATGGCAATTTGGACTTAATTTGCAATTGATTTCATTTTACTTGCAAGTGAGCGATTATCCTTTAAGATAAAGATATCCTCAAAAGGCCAAAACATAAGAGGTTGAAATGCCTGTGACTATTATCAATAAAGAGCAGAAACAAAAGGTAGATTCTTTCTTGTCCTCTCCGGTAGTATCTGCGTCAACATGGGCGTTGCACCTGCTCCCTAATGTTAAAACACCGACCTCAAGCAAGGCATTATCAGTACCGTCCGGCTCCTCTTGGCTTACCTTTGACATAAAGCAGATGAAAACAGCTCCGCTTGTACGATTGATGGAAGCGACCCATATGTACCAGCCGGTTTCAGGGTCAAGCGAGGGTAGCCGTTATTTTATGGTGGCGGCCAGTTTGCAGATAAAAATGGCGGCGCGTTACCGGAATAATCAACTCTCCATGCGTTTAGAGGGGGATTTTCACAAATACAAAGCTCTTAAAGGTTTGAGTGATTTTGAGATAAAAAGCGACAATCACGCCTCGCTGCATACAGAAATTACTGACGCCAAGCTGGCAGCAAAAACTTTAGGCGCAGTCATGCTAGATTTAGATATTATGTTTGAAACCCCAATCCCTAATTTTTACATCATAAAGGCTGCGTCATGATGAGTTTGGAAGAATTCACCTCCCTGCAAGTGGGCGACCAGATCGAAATTGGCTCCCTCTTTGACAATCTTGATGATGAACCTGTCATTTTGACCCTAACCGGAACTTATGGCAATCGCCGCAGTTTCCTTGCCACTCTTTACGGTGTGTCGTTGCGTACGGTTGACGCAGTCACGGAGAGGGGCAAAATAAGATGGATGTAACCCATGAGGCTTTACACAAGACTTTAGGTAATATGGCCGACATTTTACAGGTCAAATTCAAATATGATGCACAAAGCTTTAAAATTGAGATGTTAGGCAAACGCACCATTCATCTGGCTGGACTATCTTTCAGATTATATCTGTCTTGTGTTTCAACACGTATCTTGGATAACAGGTTGTTTGCTATCATTACCGTTAAGGGCAATCTTGCTTTGCTACTTGATGTACCAGTAAAAGATTCTTACCCTGTGACACTGCATTTTCTCAATTTGGCGAAGATGGATAAGCCGGACAATCTGCTTGAGATGATGGACGCGACCCGTATGCGCGATGGTCTCAATCATCTTTTTCCAGCCATTGCCGCCAGTTTCTATTTTGATGACATCCAAGGCCGGTGGCAGCCAGTGATGAAACGCTATGAGGATCTGGCATGATTATCATTTGGTCTTCGGCAGATGTGGCTGAACTCACCCGTGCTTATGCCCAATCTTTCAAAAATTTTAAGCCCGATATTCCACCTCATCAATTCAAGCTGTGGCAAGCGAATGAAATTCTGCCTGTTCCTGAAAAAGGCCAAGTCATTCTGGTTTGCGGAACAAAACCATTAAGCACGCTGCAAACATCAGGAATTGCTCCGAAAAATCGCAGCCTTTACAGCTTACGCGAAAAACCGATTGCTCACGAGCAAGGCTATTATCTCATCACTTTTGACCCGAAATTGATTGCATCAGAACCTGAAAAAGCCGAATTGATGGATTGGGATTTGCGTCTTGCCGTGCGGCTGATGCAAACAGGCACAGCAAAACCGCAAATCGGCATTTATAAATATGTCAATGATTACCAGCCCCTGATTGCCAGCATTAAAGTTGACCATGCTAAGACAGGCAAACCAATTGATGTTGCCTGCGATATTGAGACGATGGGTTTTTACCCTTGGTTTCCCGACAAAGATATTGTGTCCATCAGCTTCACAAAAGAGGCAGGAACAGCCGAGGTTTTATATCTTGGTCCTCAACAAAAACCACTCCCCTTTAAACCAGACTCTAATCTTTTCGAACAGATAAAATGGCTACTGACCACGCCGAAAGTTAAACTGCGTATGGCGAATGGCAAATATGATCTCATCTGGATTACTGAGAAATGGGGTATTGAATGCAGCAATTTCAAGTTTGATACCATGATGGTCGGCTCACTCCTCAATGAAAACCAGTCCAACAGCCTCAATACCCATGCCAAAATTTATACGAGAATAGGCGGCTATGATGATGGTTTCAACACCACCTATGACAAAGGGTATATGGAAACCATCCCTGCCAATAATGACTACCTCACCTATAGCGGCGGGGACACAGATGCCACCTACCGCGTGGCTGATGTGTTGCGCGACCAGCTAACACAAGACGAGAAATTGACCAAATTCTATCTGACAATTTTGCACCCCGCCGCCCGTGCTTTTGAGAAGATTGAACGGCGTGGGGTGCTGGTTGACCAGCAAAAATACCATATTTTGCGAGAAGATTTGCAGAAAATCATCCAAGAGGGCAATAACAAAGCCTTGTCCATCTTACCTAATAAATTGCGGGCAAAATATCGTGAAAAGATTGAAACTCAACTTGCACAGGGCAAAAATCCACTGCTGCCATCCATTTTAAAAGATTTTTTCTTCTCCCCGCGCGGGTTAAATCTCAAACCCAAAGTCTTTACTGGCAAAACCAATGAGCCTTCAATGGCAAAATCACATCTCAAGCAATTTGCCAATGTGCCGGAAGCCTCTGAAATGGTCGAGGCATTGTCAGAAATTGATGCTGCATCTAAAACTTTGTCAACCTTTGTTGAGGGTTTCCTCAAGCATCTAAGACCGAACGGACGCTTTCATTCAACCTACTTTCTTGGTCATACAGCACAAGAAGGCTACGGAGGTGGCGATAGTGGTACCGTGACAGGTAGATTATCCTGCAAGGATCCCGCCTTTCAAACCTTGCCAAAAAAGACCAAATGGGCAAAGAGATTGCGCGAATGTTTCACTGCCCCACCAGATAAAGCCATTCTTTCGCTGGACTATTCTCAAGGTGAATTGCGGGTGGTGGCTTGTGTCGCACCAGAACCCACCATGCTTAAAGCCTATGCTGAAGGGCTTGACCTTCATGCCGTGACCGGTGCAAAACTCGGCAATGTAGAGTTACAGGAGTTTTTATCATGGGAAAACAGCGAAGATAAAGAAAAACAAGAACTATTCAAAAAATATCGAACCAATGCCAAACCTGCCAATTTCGGTCTTCTCTATGGCATGCAGGTGCAAGGCTTTATCGCTTATGCTTGGGCAAATTATGGATTAAAACTATCCGAGAAAGAGGCGGCAAAAATCCGCAATGACTTTTTTACCCTCTATCGTGGATTAACAAAATACCATGACAGGCAAAAGAAGATGGTACATTTACAAGAGATGGTGCGCAGCCCTCTAGGGCGTATCCGCCATTTACCGATGATTAAATCTTGGGATCAAGTGGTACGGTCTCGTGCTGAACGGCAAGCCATCAACTCCCCCATTCAGTCTTGCCTATCTGACATGATGTTATGGGCGATTGCCCTGATTGAGCAAGCCTATGGGGATAAGGTGGATATTGTCGGTACAGTGCATGACAATTTGATTGCCTATGTCCCCAGTCAAGATATGAATCTTTGGGCGGCAAGATTAGTAGATATTATGGAAAATCTACCCTTTCATCAATTGGGTTGGCAGCCGCAGCTTAAATTCATTGCGGATGCTGAGGCGGGCTTTAATCTAGCTGAGATGGAAAAGGTGAAGTTTGAGTGTTGAGACACGCTTTTAATTTTGTTCGGGCTATGGCATATTGATGCAATCAATTGCAAATAAATCATGAAGGGGAGACCTATGTCTGACAAAGAACCACTCAAACCCCATACTGCTCGTATTATCTCACTGGAAAATCGCTTGGCAAAGAGTGCCTCTAGACCCGATACAAATACCATCCAGAGCAATACCTCAACCGTAGAAGATGAGTTTTCTCAATTCTATGGTGAGGGAACAACAGACGGTTGGCATGTTATCAAGCCACCCTTTGATTTTCGCCAGCTTGATCGTATGCCGCAAGAAAATAATGCCTTGATGCCCTGCATTGAAGCCTTGGTCACAAATATTGACGGGACAGGCTATGATTCTGAGGTCAAAGACGACCGCGCCGAAGACAAGACCGACATGGAGGCTATCAAACAGATAGAAGAGTTTTTTGACGAGCCATGGCCGGGCATCTCCTTCACCACCATTCGCAAGAATATTCGCCGTGACATTGAGAAATTGGGCAATGGCTTTATTGAGGTCATCCGTAATCCGCAAGACGAAATTGTTTTCCTGAACTATATGGATGCCAAATTAACGCGGCTGGTCAAATATGATGCGCCGGTGCTGGTTGAGCAAACAATACGCCGTCAAGGCCAAGACCTCACCGTCAACCTGTCAAAGCGGGAGCGGCGTTTCTGCCAGATTATCAATGGCAATCAATTGACGTATTTTAAAGAATTTGGCGCATCCCGCGACTTAAACAAACATACTGGCAAATGGGCAGAGGTGGGAGAGAGATTGCCCGCTAAAGACAGGGCAACCGAAGTTCTGCATTTTACTGCTGTGCCTGACACCAACACCCCTTATGGTATACCGCGCTGGATTGGGCAAACACCATCGGTACTAGGTTCCAGAAAGGCTGAGGAATATAATCTTGATTTCTTTGATAATGGCGGCGTGCCTCCGGTGCTTATCCTGCTGCAAGGTGGGCAGTTACAGCCCGAAACCAACAAAGCCCTTGATATGAAAATGAATGGCGGTTCCGCCACCTCAAGAAATCGGGTACAGGTGCTGGAAATTATGCCGACGGACGGCACGTTTGATCGGCCATCTTCCTCTCGTGTCACCGTTGAGAGGTTCGGGGCAGAACGGCAAAATGACTCTATGTTTGAGAAATATGATGAGAAGTGCGAAATCCGGGTTCGCCGTGCTTTTCGTCTGCCGCCTATTTTTGTCGGTGCTGCTAATGATTATTCTTTTGCCAGTGCTGCCGCCTCTTATCAAGTGGCAGAAGCACAAGTCTTCAAGCCAGAGCGCGATGAATTTGATGAAGTCATCAACGTTACCTTAATGAAAGAGCTTGCCCCTGGCTACAAATTTGTCTCCAAGCCACTGGTGATTGAAGATGCGACCTTAAAACTCCGCGCTATTGAATTAGCCGTTGGTATTGGTGGGGCAGAAAAGGAAGACGCCATCTATGAAATCAATGAGGCCGCTGGCACCAATATCAAATATGCCGGCCCCCAAAATGAGATGGTGACAGGGGATGGCGTTGACCCAGACAATATCGCCAGTTTGAAAGAGGGTGTGGTGCAACACCCCGATGATCCTGCTCCCGTTGGTGATGGTTATGACACCACTATCAAATCAGATGAACTCGCCTTTAAAGCTCTCGCCTCCTTACGCAAGCGCGATTTGGAGGCGGCCGATTTTTATATGAAAGCAGCTTGTGGGCAGCCTCTTAACGCAATTCCAGCAGTCCGTTTCGGTTCCCAACACCACGGCGACAAGGATTTAAACCATCTCACCAAAGCCACTATGCAAGTGATGAGCAAAGCCAAGAAACTTAATATGAGGTGTGATTGTGGCACATGTTAAGGCTCAAGCTTTCGTTGCTTTAGAGGAAACAGTCGCCGCTGTGCTTGGTTATGGTGTGACTGAACCTTTACAAGAGGCGATAGGGGGAATTTACACCGCTTTGGACAGGCAAGATTTCCTTGCCGCAAGAGAGGCGATTAATGACCTTGATTTAAAAGATGTGGTGGGCAAGACCTTTGAGGCTTTGGAAGAACTGGCAATTTCTTCCCTTTTGTTTGGGGCAGCCAATGCTACCAATGACCTTGAGAAAGTCTCTTACCTCGCTAAAGATAAACCCCTGCCCGATGAAATCACCTCTGCTCTTATCCAGTTGGACGCAGCCTTTAAACACAATGTCTCGGAGCAATTACGCCGTGAACTCCATAAGGTCATTGATGCGGCAGAAGAAGAGGTTAAAGCCGCCCTTTTCAAGGGAGAAATCATCAAGGCCGATACCAGAACTGTTTCACAGAAACTCAATGATGCAGTATTGAAGGGTAAAGATATGGTTGACCTGCATGCCAACCTTACCACCTCACGGCTTATCTCATTTGGCTTTTTGGCCGAGGCAGTTGAACAAGGCATCACCACCTATCAAATCAGCGAGGAGCTTGACCACAAAACTTGTGCTCTATGTGAAGCGATGCACGGACGGACCTTCAACGTAGCTTATGAATATTCCAAAGTGCGATCCGCCATGCTCACCTCTGACCCCAATGAGCTAAAAAATATTGCCCCTTGGCCAAAGAATACCAAAGCGGAAGTCGCCCGTATAAGAGGGGCTGAGGCAGATAATCTGCAAGGAGAAGGTTTCGGCTCCCCGCCATTTCATCCCTTTTGTCGTGGCATCCTTGTCACCGTGGGAACAGCAAGCGAAATGGTGACGGATTATAGGTTGGAAGATTTTCCTGAAAGCTGGAATGTTGATATTGAAGACATGGATATATGGAACAAAAATGTAAAAATTTCACCACAGGAGTTTAAAGATTCTATGCTGTTTGGATTGCAGGCGCAAGATATTTCGGTTAGGAGTACAGGCGACAGGATGTTAGTGCTCAGTGCTTATATGGACGGGCCAAAAAAAGACGATTTAGGCATTACGCGGATATTTAGATTCTATAACAAAAGCGTTGACCATGCATATTTCGTACTGGGTGATAAAGGGAAAGGAATAGCGAAAAAGGTTCTACGTGAACAAGTATCTTTATACCGTAAAATTGGTCTTGAGCAAATAACCATTCATGCCAATATTAACATTGGCGGGTATGCATGGGCAAGGTATGGTTTTGTCCCAACAGCTAAATCGTGGAAAAAATTACGCCAATATCTTGCAGAAAAATTAGAAAATCTAAAAGTAGCAAAACCCATCCCGCAAAATGTGAAAGAGAGTATCCTTGAGTTGTTATCAAGCGATGACCCGAAATTCATTTGGACACTCGCTGATATTGAGTATAAGATCAGGGGGGTACCTATTGGCAAAAAATTGCTGTTGGGTAGTGATTGGGATGGGGCGTTTGATTTGCTTGATGAGGAAACAATGAAAAGGTTTGCCAATTATGTCAAATAAAACAAAAGACGATATTAAAACAGAAATCGTCAATGGGCGTAAAGAAGTAGTATCAGGTTATGAGTTTTGTTACTTCGATGAAAACGGCAACCTACAAGATGCAGATATTCACAATCCTATTTTAGAAGAAGGTGATAGTTGGGCAGCAACGCAAGTGTCCATCCAAGTCGCTGACCGGTTAGGACTAAAAAAGATTGCCGCACTTTTACGAGAACAAGATCCGTCGAGGCGGTCTGAATGAGGTTTATTGATTATGTCAAATAAAACGATGGCTGATATTAAGACACAAATTGTTAATGGTCGTGAAGTGATCGTAGATGGCTATGAGGGTTTTTATGTTGACGAAGACGGATATTTGCAAGATGCTGATTTTCATGAAGAGATACTAGCGGAGGGAGATGATGAGGGAGCGAGACTTATATCTGTAGAGGTCGCTAAACGTAATGGTTTAGGTGACATTGCTGATCGTTGGCTCGGACCTGTGGTTCTCGAACTGTACACGGAAGACTACCTTAAGTCTCATAGGATATTAAAGGATAGTGAATAAAAGGTTTATCAATTATGTCAAATAAGATGACGAAAGACCTTGCTCTGAACAAGCCATAGGGTTGATTTGTGGTGAAACTTCTAAAACTTCATGATCGTTCAGTCAAATAAGGTAATGATAAGAATATTTTCTTTCTCATTGATATTAAAGGTTTTTTTATGTTATAAACTATTTTGAGGTAATTCCAGTCAAATAACAGTCAAATAACAGTCAAATAAGATTTTAGAAGTTATGCCCAAAACGGTAGGTATTTAGCATGTTTTCTTCCTTGGTCATTGTCAAAAGGTTTGATCAGCCCATCGGCTAGGCTTTCTTTTAAAACGCGCGTAACCATTGAACTATTTTCAGGAAGGATTCCAAAACGTTCACGTAAACTGGCATTGGTCATAGGCTCACGTTGTACATAACGCAAACAGGCATGTAGATAGCAAGCTCGGGTGCGATCTCGACTATCCATATTCTTCCAGTCTTTGTGGGCAAACAAGACGACACGAGTAAAACCTTCCGGTGTTTCAAAAATTGGGGCTGGCAACTGGTAAGTTTCTGTTTGAGCCACCACCTTATCAACACCGCTACCGCGTTCTTCACAAATCCCCAAGCGACGCATGAATGAGGCAAGTTGTTCGTTACGTGAACGCGGTGGGCTATCTAAAAAGCGATCCGTTAAAACCAGTGGTGTGCCTGGGTTGGTAATCTCCAATCGGTCAAGAAATATTTCAATCATCGGGGATGTTCCAGTGATTGAGAGATCCTGATGTATAAGAGCATTAGCTACCAATTCCCTTATTGCTAAAGATGGGTATGTACTGTTTTCATGGCGCAATGCTTGACCTATAGTTTCATTACGAGGTACTAAAGTATGGATACGTTCTATCAATTCTGTGAACCCGCTTGCGTAACCCTTGCATCCTTCATGTTCTCGTAAAGTTAACGTTCGACCGGTTCCTTCATAGACAACAACCCGTATCGTTTTACGTGCCAAACTACGAAAACGCCGCAGATCTTTGGCAAATAAAAGCGCTCCTAGATTTGTGATACCCCAATTTTTGGACTGGTCTAGTACCAGCAAACGGTCGGACTTCATACGATCAAGGAGTGCATCACGATCTGCCGGTAGTGGTAACTCGAATAAATCGAAATACGCGGGGTAGTCAAGCAATGCCAATGCCTCTACACCGGATAAATTCCCTGTTGCAATTTGCAGTTCAAAAGGTGTGTTATCAAAATAACGCCAAAGTTGCCGCTCCAGTTCTGGATAATCTTTGAGAGGTTTCTTGTAGCTACCAATTCGTGTCCATTCTTTATTTTCAAATTGCGTGGGCTTTCCATTGGCGGCGGGAATTTCTAAAATGATAATAGGTAAATTATTGATAGTGGAACTAATGAAACGAAAATGCAAACGCGGACTTAATAACCGGAGAAGCCAATTTTCTAGCTCCTCATTACCTATCTTGATTTTTCTTGGATCAAAACTAGTTCCTATAATTGCATGGTTATCATCTTTCACTCCCCATATCATGTATGCGTTAGCACGTCCATCAAGAGCAGCGGCATTGGAAAGTGCAGATAAATATTCGCCAATAGTTTTTGGTTCAGCGTTGTTGTGTTTAAATTCTAACCAAGACGTTTCATCGGGTAGTTTACATAACTCCCGTACCAGGCCTTGCCAATAAATTTGATCGCGGCTAGATTTCATGCTATTATTATACCTACTAGATAATATGTCGATGTGATCGACATATTCGTAAAACGTGTCGATAAAATCGATTTTTATCGACATATTTAAAAATGTCAAATATTTTCATTTCTGTAAATTCTCAATAAAGGATGGCTTGTGAAGTGAGCCAAGTCAATTGCAATTAATTGCAATAATATGATCTCGTCATGTATAGTGTGGTTTGCAAAAGTTTGAATGGGAACAAGCCACATATGCACATGCAACCCAATAATATAGGCCATGATTTTACAGCGGCAGATATGCCGTCAGTATCAGCTTGCGCGGTTGTTCCCATCAAGAAATTCGATGAAGAATTACAACTTATCTATGGCGAGGTTTACGCCCCCAATATTCCTGATAGTCAGGGCGATTTCATGTCGGTAAAGACCATCCGCGAGATGGCGCATGAATTTTTAGCCCAAGGCTTGGTGAGCAATATTGATATTGAACATAATCGGGAGATAAGCGGTTGTGCCATTGTCGAGAGCTTCATTGCCCGCGAAGATGATAGCATCTTCATCCCCAATAGTTGGGTTTTGGGAGTAAAAGTCAATGACCCGCATGTCTGGAACCAGATTAAAAAAGGCGAGTTGAACGGCTTTTCGATTGATGGTGAGGCGGTGCGTATTCCCTCTAAAGTCACCCTTAGCATTCCCCACGAGGTACGCGGCATCACTTCCGAGGTCAACGGCCATACCCATGAGTTCGTCATGTATTACGATGATGAAGGTAATTTTTTAGGGGGAAAGACTGACAAAGCTTCAGATGATCATTTTCATACTATCTCACGCGGCACCATTACCGATGAGACTTTGAGTCATACGCACCGTTTTTCTTTTATTGAAAGTATCATCCATGCCCAAAACCACCATTGAGGCTCATGAAATTATCAAACCGAAACTCAACTTTGTTTCCCTCGTTCATCGCGGGGCAAATCAAATTCCTATCCGCATCATGAAACAAGAGGATAAACCGATGATTGATGTCCATGCACGTTTCCGCGCCATGTTTAAAAAGGCTGAAAAATCTCCCGAGGTGATTGGCATTGTCGTCAAGAGCGACATGCCTGATGAGCATATCACCAGTGCTTTAAAAGCTGCCAATATTGAGCGTGACAGTGTTATCAAATCTGAGACCGAAGACGGGATTACCACTTTTACTAAGGGTGAGATTCCCAGCGAGGGTTTGATGATTGTTCAATCGCCTAATGATATTGGCATTCTGGTTTCAAATGTGAAGAAAGGTTTTGATTCTTGGTTGTCTGAAGAGGTGGGTTTTGCCGACAAGGCACGGGCTGATGGCTTTTACCCCAGTCTTTACAACTCCGTTGATGTCTTGGCCGAGTATTTGTGCGACCATTTGCGTCAGGCAGAAAATCCGGCACAAGCTGCTGAATTGTTGGGAGCTGCCGTTGACGAGTTCAAGCAATATATTCAAGGCATTGTCGCCGATTTACCAGAAACGGCCTTTTATGTTGACCGTTATGCCGCCCTCGCAAAAACTGAGATGGCAAAAAGCGAAGCAAGTACCGATTCAGCCCCCGAACAGGCATTTCCCTCTACCGAGACAGCAGAAATCATCGTTGAAACCACTGATGTCGTTGAGAAAGCCAATGATGAAGACAAAGAGGACAAGAAAAAAGAAAAGGCCGAGGAGGAGGAGGAAGTTGAAAAAGAGGATGAAACAACCAATAGCGAAACAATCGACTTGTTGAAACAGCTTGTCAAAGGCAATGAGAACCTCACCAACGCGATTATGGCAATTGCTACAAAACTTGATGCCAATCTTGAGAATGTCCAGAAGGCGGTAGCGGACAATACTGCTGCCGTTGAGAGTAAATTGCAGGATTTTGATGCCCGCCTGAAAAAGACCGATGCTGCCATTTCTGGCACTGTTTTCAACCAGACCCGCGATGATAAGATCCGGTTGGAAAAGACCAGCCCTATTTTGAATTTAGCCCCGCTCGACACCGCTTATAACAACACGGCCTGATAGTTGAAACCTTAACCCCCAAAATCATTTAAACCAACAAGGAATAAACTTATGACCTCCAATTCTTCTCTTCTGCGCAAGGCCGATCTCGCTATTGCTGATCTACAAACCAATGGTGGTGAACTCTCGCCTGAACAAGGCGCGGCTTTCATTCGCAAGCTCCATGCCCAACCAACCTTGATTAACCGCTGCCGTGTGGTGGAGATGCTCAGCCCACAGCGCAAAATCAACAAGATTGGTTTTGGCAAGCGCATTTTGCGTAAAGCGACTTCTGCCACAGCACTTACCCAAGCACAACGTTCCAAACCCACCACTGAACAAATCACTCTTATCAGTAAGGAACAGATTGCCGAGGTGCGTTTGCCTTATGATGTGTTGGAAGATAATATTGAGCGGGCTATTTCTGCCGATAATGGTGCTGCTAATGCAGGAGCAGGTGGGCTGCATCAAACCATTATTGATCTGATTGCAGCGCGAGCGGCACTAGATATTGAAGAACTGGCACTGCTCGCGGATACCGCTTACACCAACTCAACCGACACAGATGACCAAGCCTATTTGTCACAAGGGGATGGTTGGTTGAAGTTGGTTAAAACCCATGGCAATGTGTTTGATGCGGGCAATGAAACCATCAAGAAAGAAATCTTCAAAGGTGGTTTGAAAACTCTGCCCAGCCAGTATCAGCGCAATAAAACTGCACTCAACCATATTGTCAGTGTCAATAATGAGACGGAATATCGTGATACGCTAGCAAACCGTACCACTGGCCTTGGTGATGGCATGGTCACAGGTTCCAACGCGGTTTATGCCTATGGATCACCAGTCATTGGCGCGGCTTTGATGCCAGAGAGCAAGGGGTTGTTTACCGACCCGAAGAATCTGATTTTTGGCATTCAACGTCAAGTCAGCATGGAATTTGATAAAGACATCTCTGCCCGTGTCTATATCATTGTCCTCACGCTTCGTTGTGACTTTCAGGTGGAAGAGACAGAAGCCGCTGTTCTCTATGAGAACATCAAACCATAAAACATCTGCAATCAATTGCAGATAAAGAGAGAATGAAGCCTGTGCCTCCTCCTGCTGGTTTCATTCCTCCCATCAAATATATGGAGACAGATCATGCCAGCAGTCAAACTGAAGTACCCAAATCGTGTTAATATTCATGGTATCTTGTTTGAGCGGGGCATTCCCCGCTATGTCACAAATGAGATTGCCGACCTCTTGGAAGAGGATGATCGCTTTGACATCATGGAGGGTGAAGAAAAAGGCGGGGTCAAAATCAAGCGTGCAGCCAAGGTAAAGCCAGTTGAACCAGAACTTGACCCTGAAAACCCCAACCTCAAAAACCCATCTGTCCCCGCGACACCCATTGAGGTTTAAAAACGATGTTTCTGGCTTCCGTTGAGGGCATTCGTCAAAATATGGGTTTTGACACTATGCTTGATATTATATCTTCTATTGCGATGGCTCTTAATGCGGCTGAACCCTTGCTGGAAGCCAGACTGAACACCTCTTTTAAAAAGGGCAGCCAGCAAGATACTTTTTGGGTCAAACACCCAACCATTCGAGACGGGATCCATAAGGAAACACAATTCTGGTTGTCGAAAGGCTTTGTCCGTTCTCCCGTCCTATTTAATGGAGCGGAGAAGCCCGACATCCGCATCAATTTTGAGCAAGGCGTCATCAGCGATTGGACATCGGATTATTATCATCAACATGTTACCATCACTTACGATTATGGTTTTGATACGGATAGCACCAACCCTGACCAATATGACTTAACCCAAGTCCCCGCATGGTTGCAGGAAGCGGCCAAACTGATTGCCATGACGCATCTTGCCTCTTCTGCCCCGTTGCAAGAAACCGGTACGACCATTGACGTAGCGACTTTGAGCGAACAATATAGAGCCATCCTTGCCCCCCATATCCGCTACGCGCCTTTGGCTTTGAT